GTTGCGGTACATACCAACGGGCAGGAAGGTGGTAGGCTCACTCTCTCTGTAGCATCGCACGACGGTGAGTCTCAACCCGGTCTGATTATTACTGATGGTAATGCAGAGGATGAAGTTGATGTTACTATCGGTAATGGAGATGGTTCTCTTACAACTATCTCAGGGGACCTTAAGTTAGCTCACGACAGTGCTAATATTCAGTTTGGTGCTGACAGTGATGTGGTTATATCCCACACTCACAACACAGGGCTTACAGTATCGTTACCATCCAATACAACCGCCAAGCCAATATTCCACCTTAAGAATACTGGCGACTTAGCTTCTGGACCGGGTCTACGATTTGTCGCAGATAATGGCGCAGGTGAAGGTGATGATGATATTTTAGGGTTTATCGACTTTAAAGGTGATGACTCTGGAGACGCAGAAACTGTATACGCTAAAATGTCAGCTATTGCTTCTGATGTCACAGATGGTGATGAGGGTGGAAAGCTTAAATTTGAAGTGTTTGCTGGAGGTATTGCAGGAACTGCAGCTTCAACAGAAGTGTTGAGTCTTGGTGGAGAAGACCAGGCAAACGGCACAAATTGCGAGGTTGTGGTCAACGAGGGTGGTGCAGCCTTTGTTGATTTCCGTGTTGAGTCTGACAGTAACACGCACATGCTTTTCGTTGACGCGGGTAATAATCAGGTTGGGATTAACGTATCTGACCCCGATGCGGCATTAGAAGTTCTGCAGGGAAGTGGGAATCAGTTAAAGTTGTCTTTTGACGGAACTGACAACACTACTTTTTCTACTGATACTAATGGATTCATGACGGTTACCCCGTCAGGTGGGCTTTTTGCGGTTGCAGGGCAACTTGGCCATAGACGGTACCTAAAAAGTACCATGTCAAATGGTAACACTCTTGGTACCACTGAATCCGGTTGTCTTGTTTTACAGTCTACTGCGAGCGATACCCCAAGCGATGTAGTTTTAAATTTACCCGCAACTGCTTCCGGCTTGATGTACTCGTTTCAGTTTATCGGTAATCCGAGTCACGGTTTTCAAATTAGCCCAAATTCATCCGACAAAATCATGGGTAGTGTTGTAAACGCTGCTGGTGGAATAACCACAGCAAGCAACAATGGTGGCGGTACTGATGATAAAGATCTGATACTTGGCGCAGGTAATAACTCGACAATCGGGAATCGCGTTACTCTTATTGGTGACGGAAGTGCTGGATGGCATATTCTTGATGGGTATGGTGACTGGACATTTGAATCATAGATTCTGGTGCATGGATAGGATAATCTTAATTGGCGAGTTAGAAAGTAAACTTTCTTAATATGAATAGGGTATAAAATGGCTTTTCAAACTTTTAAAAGAAGAACCGCTGCTAACAGTTTGGAGGCTATTGGTGCTCCAGATGGCGTAATTAACGTTAGAGACGGAGAAGGTCTCGTAATAGATACTAATGTATTGGCTGTTGATGCAGTTAATAACCGAGTGGGTATCAACGTAGGTAGTCCGTCAAAGGCGCTTGAGATTGATGGAGACATCCAATTAACTCCAACAGCAATTTCTACTGCTCATGTTACGACTACTGGGTCGTTAAGACTTCGATGCACAAATGCATTATGGATTGGGGATAACGATGCAGATGCTGTCAGAATAGGTAGAACTAACACTGCTTTAGCACCTATCTATCTTCGATCTGGTGGGGAACACGACCTTGTTGTGTCGGGCAGTAAGGTAGGTATCGGCGTTGAGAGTCCGTCAGTATCGCTAGAGATAGACGGAGACATTAAACTTAGTCCTACCGCTATAAGCACCGCACACGTTACATCTTCTGGCTCGTTAACGGTCAGAGCCGACTCCAATATAATTATTGGTGATTCTACCGTTGACAGTATTAAGGTTGGTAGAACTAACACTGCCGTAGTTCCTATCCACTTTCGATCTGGCGGGGATAATGACCTTGTAGTTAAAGGTAGTAAGGTTGGTATCGGAACCGACAGCCCAGATGAAATTCTCCACCTAAAGAGTTCGACACAATATAAACCAGAACTACTTATTGAGAACACGAACGATGATGAATTCTCAGGGGTTTTAAGATTCTATAAGAGCACAACTGACGAAGCAGCAAGTGATCAGACTGGTCTTATTATCTTTACTGCTAAGGATGCTGCGGGGGCCGACGCAAACACGGCTTGGATTGTTGGTAAGATGGCGTCTCCTGATGCTGGAGCAGAGGAAGGCTCTTTACATCTTGGCGTTGCTTCTGCTGGATCTGCGTCTTATTCAACACTGTCTTTAGTCGGTTCTGGTACTGAACATCAAAGTTACTTCTTGATTGGAGACCCACCACAAGCAGCATCGAGCACAAAAACTGGTATTAACACTAGTGTCCCGGCAAAGTTGTTAGACATTAATGCTAAAGGCTCTGCTGATGGTATCCAACTAACTTGGGACGATGCTGACGGAAGTGCAACAGACTATGCTACCATTACAATTGAAGACACTAACGGTAAGTTAAAGTTAGCTACTGTAGATAGTGATGGTGCAGCAGGCCATATTGTTATTATACCAGACGGTAACGTAGGTATTAACGACAGTTCTCCCTCGCACACTCTTGATGTTGATGGCGATATCAATCTTACAGGCGGCCTTAGTTTTGACGACGGCACCGCTGTTACTTCTATCGACACAGATATAAGCTCTGTATCTGGTAGTGATGATACGTTGGCTTCAGCTAAAGCTATCAAGTCATATGTAGATACTGTCGTTACTGCTCAAGACTTAGACTTTCAAGGTGACTCTGGCGGGGCTTTGTCTATCGATTTAGATAGCGAGACTTTGACCATTGCAGGTACTGCGAATGAGATCGAGACTTCTGGCTCTGGTAACACGCTAACAATTGGTCTTCCAAACGACGTTACTATCGCCGGTAACCTTACAGTAAATGGTACGACAACAACTGTTGCTACGGATAACACCGTTATTGAGGATAAACTAATAGAGCTTGCTAATGGCACCACGGGTTCACCATCTGGGGACGCTGGTATTGTTGTAGAGCGCGGTTCTTCTGACAATGCAGCTTTTGTTTGGGATGAGAGCGAAGACCGATGGGTTGCTGGTACAACGTCTGCTACTGGTGCGAGCAGTGGTAATCTTACTATCACCCCAACCGACCTTAACGTTAGTGACCTGGCGTTCACGCCAGACGGCATCACAACTTCGCATATTACCACTGCTGGATCTTTGAGGATTCGGGCAGACAACAATATATACGTCGGTGATGATGGGGCTGATTCGGTACACATTGGTCGAACTAATACTTCTGTCGTAAAAGTTCACCTTCGATCAGGTGCGAGCGAAGACCTTGTTGTATCCGGGTCTAAAGTCGGTATTGGTACTGACTCGCCAGGAACTCAACTTCAAGTTGATGGATCTGCACCTTACATTACTTTGAGAAACTCTACTGCTGAGAACTCAGAGGGTGGGGCAGAGTCACGAATCATATTTGAAGATCATGCAGATGTTACGCTAGGACAGCTTGAAGTAAGTCATAGTGGTACGGCAGACGATACCAAGGGTAAGATGATTTTATCTACCCACAATGGGACATCATTAACTACTGCCGTGACAATAGATGATGCTCAAAATACTACATTTGCTGCTGACATTATTACGGCTTCTACAAGAGATGCTGCAGATGCTAGTGGTGCCAACGCTGCATTAAGTGTGCCTGGTGGTGCTAGTGTTGCAAAAGCATTGTATGTTGGAACTACCCTTAGTGTTGCAAACGATACTCAGTTCCTTGGTGACACGAATACATTTTCGTCTGCAAACTCCACTGATCCGCTCCTCATCATCAAAAACACTACTAGTGACGCCAATGGTGCGCGTTTAAGGTTTGTGAAAGATAAGGGTGCTGCTGGGGCTGCTAGTGATGTTGCAGGACTTATAGAATTTTATGCAGATGATGCTAATCAAGACCAAGTGTTGTTCTCTGAGATTAAGTCTCAGATTAGAGTAGCAACTGACGGTCAGGAGGGGGGTAAGTTAACTCTCTCGGTTGCATCGCATGATGGAGAATCTCAACCTGGTTTAATCATTGTAGATGGTGATGCAGAGGATGAGGTTGATGTCACTATCGGTAATGGGGCAGCGTCGTTAGTTACTGTACCAGGTGATATCGATGTAGACGGTACTGCAAATCTAGATGTAGTTGATATCGATGGTTATGTGGATATTAATCCTGGCGCTTCTGCAGGGTCACCCGCTCTTAGGGTAGTTAGTTCAGATGTTGATCAAGTAGGGTTCAAAGTAGAGTCTACTAACACAACTGCCCACGCCGTATCCATCAACTGTGACGATAGTTTAACCACAGGTAATGCATTACATATCGACCATAACGACGCAGCTACAAGTGCTGTGAACCCAAAAACAGTTCATATCGACTTTGACAAAGATGGAGTTACTGGGGACGGAGTAACGTCAGGGTACACTTTGATGGACCTTGATATGAATGATGGTGCTACTAACCACGCTAATGCCACTGTTCAAATGATAGGGCTGGATTTAGACATTACTTCTGCCAATGCTCAAGGTACATGTAATAACTACGGGCTAGTTGTTGATGTATCTGGTGGTGATGTTAACATGGCCGCACAACTCACCGGAAACTCTGCTAGTATGCCAGCGGTTTCCATTATTAACTCCGGTGACAATGCAAATCGCTGGGGTTTAGTTATCCAAGCTGGAACAAATTCTATATCTGGAACCCCTGGCTCTAACGTATACGCAATTTTAAAGTCTGGAAACGGCAGTGCAACAAACGGAATTATTGTAAACTCTGGGGCCAGTGACGGTAATGTAGCTTTTGCAGCTTCTTCTGATGAGCGACTGAAGCAAGATATCGCACCTACTAAAGTTGTCGGTCTTGATGTTCTTAACAAGATCGAAATGTCTGAATTTAGGTGGAAGAAAGACGGACCAGAAGGGCCATTAACTAAACTAGGTTTCGTAGCTCAGAATTGTGAGGAAGCTTACCCTGAAATGGTTGCGGAGACTGATGCAGATCTCTGGTCTCAACATGGGGAACTTGACCATGACGTTAAAACGGTTTCTCCTTCTGAACTAATACCTGTTATGGTAAAGGCAATCCAAGAGTTAAGCGATAATAATAAAGCTTTGCTAAACAGAATTGAAGAGTTAGAAGGTAAACTATCCTAAGGGGGCCTTTAATGGAGGGTGGTACTTTGGACGCGATTAAAAAACATTGGTATCTAGTACTAGGGATCGCTAGTTTCTTGCTTTGGTTTACCAGTCAAGTTGTTGCGGCGTCTGGGACGTTGTCTGATTTGCATGAGTCGATAAACAACAATGAAAAAGAAATATTAGACTTGAAAGAAGATGTTGAAAAGCATGAGACAAGTGTTGGGCATCCTCAGTTAAGTGATCGACTAATTAGAGTCGAAACAGAACTAGTGCATATAAATAAGTCGCAGTCTGAGAGTTTTCAGGATATAAAATTACAATTAAATATATTACAGCAAGATATAAAAGAAATTAGCAAAAACCCGTGATAGTAAGTAATGGAGATGCATTGTGGCGATAACTGTTCATGGCACTACGAATCAAGTGGAGAAAGGACGCTTTGCTTTTCTTCCTGTTGTTCTCGGATCTGAGAGTGTAGATAACAGTGGTGTCACACCACCCAGCACTATTGTAGTTAAGTATAGAAAGAACAATAGTCTTTCGTTTACCACTAAAACGTTAAACAATGTTTCTGCGTTACTGGATACTACTGTCGCTGCCAGCGCAACCAGTATAAAATTAAGAGACTCTAGTTCGTTTCCACCGTTTGGTAAGGCTTACGTAGAGAATGAACTTGTAGAGTACACAGCTAATAACGTATCTACCGGTACACTTACGTTATCCGCTGGACTATCTGGAGGCCATAGCGCAGGCGTAACAGTAACTCGAATTGATTGGATGAATTTAAGTAGTGGCATCGCTAGTGCTGGATCAACAGAGGGATACTATCTTATTCTTTTTAGTAACACTGAGTTAAATACCCTTGGGGATTTTACTTATTCGGTGGTGTTTGACACAGGCACTGACGAGATTGTCGTAAAAACGGTAGAAGTAGTTGCTGCTACAGGTGTTGATACTGAGGCAGTCCCATCTTTAGACACTTGTATTTTGAAAGACCATGTTCTGAATCTAGACGGGACTGCAGCGCAAAACGTGGCTATATACGCTAGATTGTTGGCTTTGCCTACGTTTACTGCAAGTGCTGGTATAATTGACCAGGTGGTGTCTGCAAAAACAGACGCAAACGGTTTTTTCCAACTTTCTGTTCCGCAGGGAGCTACGTTGGATGTTACTATCCCTGCAACTGGATATCGTCGAACCATATTGGTTCCATCTGCAACCCTTCAAAACTTGTTTGAGATTGCTTAATGGCTATTACCGCTGTCACATCTGTTTCTGTAGATCAGGACGAATATAGTAAGTTCGAAGAGGACCGAGCTATAATCGAAGCGGAGATTCTTGTTTCAGGCACCGTAGAGGTTACTGATGGTACTACAAGTACTAACAGTAAACTTACTGTAGAGATCGTAAAAGGTAGACGGGCGAGGGATGTAGTTGTACTTACCAAAACAATTGATGTGGCTACTTATTTTAGTCTTAGTAATGGTGGGACGATATCTAGCACAACTCCAATCTATGTGAACTTAGATACTCGTGATGCTGTTGGCTCAACTGATGCTATCAATCTAATTCGTAGAGGTAAGTACTTTGTACGTGCGTACCAAACTGCAGACGCTAAAGCTACGGCCACATTACTGAGTGAGTCAGATGACTTTAACATTAGTATCATCACCGTAAACCGGATGCGTCGAGACTGGTTGTTCGGATTAGATCTCCAAGCCTCTGATATGAGGACTTTTAAATATAATCCTAGGTCTATTACAGGCGTGAAACTGCTTGAGGTTAGTAGAAATCACAAGCTCGCCATGTTTCCGTTAAAGTATACAGTTGACGCCAATGATAATAAGTTCTTGTCTTGGGATAATGGTAGGTTGGTCCCAATTAGCACGAACCATAAAGAGTACATGCTCCCGGCTTCTGGACCGTCATCAGAGTACATTACTGTAAAGATTGACCACAAAAGACTACCTACTACAAGTTTAGCAGAAGAATTGTTTATTGAAGAAGATCGACTGGATGATACTTCTATTCGTAGGTACATAAACGACTCAATCGACCATGTTGAAAACACCTTAGTTCAAGTTTTTCTAGAACCTACACAGATTGTTACTGACATTGACGCTTCTAAACTCACCTACACTGGTGATGACGGAACTATCGTTATTAACGAGGATTACGACTTTATCAAAAGTCCGGTAAGCTTTTACCCAAGAGTTCCTGGGGAATGGATATCTATTCAGTTTCCGTTTCCAAGTCTGTTAAAAGTAGACCAGTTATATGGCGCTGTCGCCAATACAAGAGTTGTTCATATTAATTACGAGTGGATTGAGATATCAGAGCCTAGTGGCTTTACTCAGTTAGTTCCCTTTAACACCGAGTTGGCCTTCGACTATGTAGGTTTGATTTGGGTTGAATCTCTTAGAAGTGCTACTCCGATCCCAAACTTTTGGCATTATAACCTTGTAGCTGGATTGCGTGAATGTCCCGGCGATATAATTGAATTGATTGGTCGTCACGCAGCCATCCCGATATTGGCTGCTGCAGGTGCTGCTTTTAGAGGTGGATACAGTTCTCAGTCAATCTCTAGGGATGGTATATCTGAAAGCGTGTCTTATACCTCTTCAGCTATTTACGGTATCTATAGTGCTAGTATCGAGGATTATAGAAACTGGATACGAGAAAACTTGCCTGCGATTAAGAGTCGCTATCGTGGGCCACAGCCAATAATAATGTGATATGTCAGATAAACCATTTTCCAGACGCACGAATGCCCAAACAGGTCTTGGAATAGATTTCTCTGACAATCATAAGTTCCAAGACGGGCTTATATCTAATCGTGGTCAGGTTGTAATCCATGAAATGGGTGTGGCTTGTACTTGTAGATCTGGAGACAGATCTGAACCTGTTGTTGGTGGTAGTGGCAATCTTAATTGTAATAAATGCGAAAATGGTATTATGTACCGGAACCCAAGACAGATAATGGGTTTGATAACTGGTATTGGGTATCAACGACAATTGTTGGAGTCTGGATTCGCAAACCCTGGCGATTGCGTAATGTCAGTTTCTCCTAACTTGGATTTCCCACCCGCAGACTTTGACAAAATAACGTTTACGTGGCCTGAGAATGTAAACGACGGGCAAGTGATAATCCGTGGCGCTGAATCTGATGCTGACACTTCTACGTTAGACGCGCATGAGGATAGACTTCATTACAAAGGGGCTAAGTCTCTTCACGTAGAGGACGAAGACGGTAAAATTTATTATCAAGACACAGACTTCTACTTTGAAGGTAGGAAAGTTGTTTGGTTAAATGCTCCTGATAAAAATACGAGATACTCGATAAAGTATATGGCTTATCTTGAGTGGATTGTCTTTTCTTCACCCATGTCCCGTAGAGATAAAGACGGGTCACTTGGGTATCGTGCCGTTCTGCGTAAGAAACATGCAGTTAATTTGAGAGACCCAGTAAATGAAGAACTGCTAGAAAAAGCGTCCTTCCAATCAAGGATTAGGGCGTAAACATGGCACACAGAGTAGAATTTTTAAATAAACAACTTGCATCAAAGTATGTGGTTCTAGACAGAAAGAAGTTTGAGGAGAAGGCTCAAGCCTTGGCTTTGGGGCTATCTGCCATGGCTTTGCAGTATTGGGCCGATACAGCTAGGGCTAAATTCAGCAGCACCACCGCTGCAAAGTACGTAGACAGCATTTATTGGGATCCATCAAACCTAAATAGCATTAAGATATCTGTAGTTCAGAATACATTAGCTAGTTTACTTGAAGGTGGTCAATCTGGACCAATTGACCTTAGAAAGTCTTTTCTAAAGAAAGCTAAGATAGGTAAGTCAGGTATACGATACAGAAGAGTGCCAATTGTTCCCTCTGAAGAGGATAAGTACGTAGGTAAACAGAACACAGCTTTTGAAATTAGCACTGAGTCTATTATGTCCTCAGTAGATAACAATGGTGGTGCTAGAACAAGTGCGATTATCAAGTCAAGATTGAATCCATTTGAAATAGCTAACGTACCTGCTAAGTCTTTTCAAGACACCTCGTCTGCTGTTGCTAGTATGGTAGGTGCTAATTTTAGAACAGTGAGTGATAATACCGAGATAAAGAGTCCAAAAGACACTTGGATGCATCCAGGGGTTCAAGCAGCACTAATTGCTGGTCAAGCTGCTGATTATATGCGTAGTAATAGAGACAGATTTTTGCAAAAGTTGTTTGAGAAATAATGAGTTTAATACCTGAGATAATACTCCAGAGAGTTCTGGTAAATGGGATTAGAGACCTGCGAAATAATTCGTGGAGGTCTGATCAACTATTTAGGAATGTTCCTCAGAACTTTGCTTCTCAATTTAACGATTTATTAAATAGTACATCTGTTGATGTGACTATCAATTACCCTCGTGAAGACAGTCAGTTTCCTTGTATAGCCATTTTACTGCGTAATGAGGAGGAGAGTCAGATTCTTCTTGGGGATGTCCTAGGTGGCGGTTTTACCGAGGACAATGCTTTATTCCAAAATTCAAGCCAGTTTTTCTACACGCCAAACGCATCTACTTCATCCGAGGCATTAACTGAAGATGATTTAATAGGTGAGCCTAGAAGGATATTTGACTCCACGGCAAGAGAGTATAAGGAACGAAGAGGATCTGGGTTTACAAGTAGCTACATGCTTCAGATAATGACAGACAACCAGGACTTCACTCTGTTTCTGTACCATGCTGTCAGATATATAATTTTGTCAAATATCAAAATACTGGAGCGAAATGGTATATTTGAGTTGCGTATGAGTGGTACGGACTTCTTACCGCAACCCGCGCAACAACCTACTTTCATCTACATGAGAGGGTTGTCTTTAAGTTTCATGTATTTCTCAGAGTACTTTGCGAAGTACGGAGAAGATGGAGAGCCGGATATAGCCAATTCCTTTGTTATTGATATGGAATTGAGTGATCAACTTGGCACAGATCCCGCCAAGGGCATAATTGCAGCTTGGCAGTCTCCACACATTACGAGTATAGCTCTTTCCTCTGGAACAGACGGAAGATCGATATCAGGGTCTGCCGGGAGCACGATTACTAGTAGTGTTTTGAAAGGCATAAATTTACACACAGGATTTTCATTATCTATATTTGATCCAATTACTTTATCAGGATCTGATATAACTATCTCAAATGTAAAATTACTTGATAGTTTAGAGACAAGTGTATTCTTCTCAGATAGTTCTGGACAGTCAAACTCTACTAACTTAAAATACGTATCGACAGCAACAGATACTGTGCCTTCGGACTTGTTGGAGGGAATGGTTTTGCGAGTAGCAAGCCCTAAAACCCATGAATCATTTAACGAGCACCGAAGAATTGTTAGCTTTACATCTGGTGCTTCAGGGACTATTACAGTAGCTAATGAATTTTCTTCCAGTTTATCTGGAGCTTTTGTAGAAGTTATTAAACGAGAGGCAAGTATTTCTTTTGATGCCGCAATCGCCTCTGACGCCGTCGCCGGTTCTAGAAATATAAAAATTACTAATTCGGATTCTAAGTCAGATACTCTTGTCGGTGGATTTGTTGTATCTTCGTAATTTATAACTAAAGTGAAGTGTTTCAAATGGCTAAAAAAACCACTAAAGCGAAAGTAGTTCAAAAAAAAGAAGAAAAACCTAAAATAATTAATAAGATTTTTGCTAAACCTGTGGTACTTATGAGAGCGGAAGATTATTTACTTAGTGTCGGTACTCGACCTAGTAGAATTGCTCCACGAGTTACATGGGCCAAAGGTCAAGGTTTTACAGTCTTAACTGCTGCTGAGTGGGAAAATCTGTTTTTGAAATACTAGGGAGATGTTAAGTGGCTAAATTCATCACATTCAACGGTGTAACTCTATACCATCCGGGTGGACTTACAAAGATTGACGCTGCTGCGATGGCTCAAGTTGGTGCTGGTCTTTCTGGCATTGTGGGTTTGGTTGGTGAAGCGGATGCTGGGCAACCTTGTACCGCTGCAGACCCAAAGGTTTATGAGTTCACAGACCCTGCTGCGGCAATGGAAGTATTTCAGTCTGGAGATTTGGCTGATGCCATTGATTTTGTCTTTAATCCTTCAAATGATGTTCGTATTCCTGGGGGCGCTCAAAAATTAATTTGTGTTAAAACGAATGCAAGTACTCAAAGTAGTGTAAACTTAACTCTTGCAAGTGATAACTCAAAGAATGCCATTACAGTTCAGTCTGTTGATTACGGTGTACACACTGCAGGAATTCAGGTAAAAGTAAGTCAGAACGCTACAGATGACGACAAGTTTGATGCTACGGTTAACGATACTGTTAACGGAGTAGTTGAATCGTTTACCTCTCTTGGTGGTAAAGCGTTAATGAACGTTAAGTACCAAGGACCATCCGATCCTGTTGTAGTAGAAACATTAACCTCCACAGCTACTGATAATAACCTTCTTACGGCAGGTGCGGGAATTGGTAATGCTAAGGCTGGTCAATGGGTTAGGATTAAGTCCGGTGCCCAATCTTTCATGAATGGTCAGATTCGAAGAATCATTAATGTAGATGCTGGTGAAAATAGAATTACTGTTCAGCCTGCCTTTTGTAACGCTAGTGGTACTAATACAGGTCCTACAAACGGTTGTGTATTTGAGGTAATTCGAACAGTCATTGGTCCATTTTATGTAGAAGAAGGGACAAGTGTTAGTAGCTTTAAACTTGAATCTTTACCTAGTGCTGCGGCTCATGACTCCGCATGGGCTGAAGGTGATCCAATTATAGCCATTGACACTACTGCTGCAGCCCTTTATGGGGCAATCGGTGGTACACAGGGTCCTGATTATGTAAAGGTTGTTAGTGGTACTGGGGCAGGTCAAATAAGAAGAATTTCAAGCGTTAATGGGAGCTTTGGTGATGACATAGTGAATAATCCAGTTGTTAATGTCACACCAGCTTTCGACACGCAGTTAGATACGACATCACGCATTAGCTTTATTAATGCCGTACATGATCCAACCAGTGTTGCGTCTGGTCACGGAGCCTTTGGAGTTATTGAAGGGGCAAATGGAGCTGCTAGTAAGTTAATACTAAGTTTTAGACCGGGTATTGGTGAAGATAACGGTTCGGGAACTGCTGTTGCTCCTAATGAGGCTGGTGCAGCTTATACAGTTTACGAATTCTCTCTTGGAAGCGCCGCTACAGTAAGCTCTGTAGTGAATAGTATCAATTCAAGTAATGGTAATAGTAACTCTCTAAACGCTACTGCAGCCACTGCACATAGTGCAGGAGCTTGGTCTGCACAGGTTGGTCCTGGTAGATCTGGGTCTCTCACTACAGATCGCTTCGACTTTATGCTTAATGGTGGTACAGAATTAACTACAGACCTGACGAATGGTGGTGTAGCTGCAGACCATTCAGACAAAGTTGATTTACTTTGTGACTTTAATCAACAGTTCTCCGGTACGTTTGGCACTAGTAGTGGATCATCCGTAAAGAAGCATCGATTCTTGGATAACTTGGCGCAGTTAGAAGATGCTCTAGACAATCAAAGTATTCTTGTTAACGCAACTAGAGTTGTTACTAATCCTGGGGACGGCGCTGGTATGCCAAAGTTCAACCCAACGTTCGCAGTGAGCCTTACAGGTGGGGTAAAAGGGGCAAGTTCTGCTTCCACAGTCGAGTTGGCGTTTGAACAGTTGATTAAGAAGCGTCACAACACTGCAGTAGCACTGTTTAGTAGTGACTACAGTAGTGGTGGAAACACGTTTACTATTGACTTTGTCCATAGTCAGTTGAAGAGTCACGCTAACAATGGCGCTGGGGCACACCGAAACGAAGTGGATTGCATCGCAGCATTTGATGCTTCTGTAGCTGCATCTACAGCGTTGACCGATACGATTGATAAGGCTAACGGGCTTAACAATAGAAACGTCGGTCTTGTGTATCAAAAGATTCAACGACCTGCAATAGATGGAACCAACAAGGTGTTTGGTCCAGAGATGCTTGCATGTGCAATTGCTGGTATGCAGGCTGCTGCGGTCGTCGGTGAACCTCTCACATTCAAGTTTATTAACGCTTTGGATATCGTTAGTCCTGTGAATGCAGATCCACAAGACAAAAACGACTCTGACCAATTGCTTCAGAACTCGGTATTGTTCTGTGAGAAAGTTCAGGGTAAAGGTTTCCGAATTGTTAGAAACTACAGCACATATGCTCAGGACGACAATCTTGCATACACAGAACGTCATGTGAATGCAGAGTTGAACTATATGGCATACGACCTTCGATCTTTCATTGAGGATAGATTCACTGGATTGAGGGCAACACCAGCTACTGTTGCAAATATCAAGAGTGCGGTAATTTCCAAGTTGGAGATCTACAAGCGTGACCTTGAGATTATTGTGGACAGTACTGACGCAGTTACTGGGAAGCCTATAAATGCGTATAGGAATCTCAAGGTTACCATTTCGGGCGATATCGCTACAATTCGCTTTGAGATATTCCCGACAATTGGTATTAATTATTTCAAATTTGATATTGTTGCCCAACTACCAACAATTAGCGCGTAAGGAGAATAGCGATGGCAGTTACATTAAGTTCAGGGGCCGGGTCATTTGAAGAACTGTATCTGAAGCTTCGACATAAATACAGTAGTGGTGCGGGAGAAACTGTTCACGGTGTGGACGGTATTCTTCGAGTCACAAATGAATCTGACTTTACCGATGAAGATGTTGCAGTCAGTGCCCGTGGAGTGGTCCAATCTGCAGTTGCTTCTGGGACTGTGAGGGCTGAGCTTCTTCTGGATTCCGCGTCTGAAGCTGCTCAATTTCAACCTGGAGATAATGTTCAAGTTTTTGCATGGGATACTGGGGGTTCTATATCTACCGATACAGTTTTTGCTGTTAAAGGTGAAAAACTTCTTTTAAGCACTGCCCCTGATGCAGCCATTGATCCTGGTGATATTGTTGTTCGATTTGAGACAGGCGCTCGTGACGGTTACCCAGATTCCGCTGTAGATAAGTCTGCTGGAGTACCCTACGTTGGTATGGGCGACATGGCTGCGTTTTTAAACTCTCTTCAAAAAGAGATGAGTCCTGCGGTTAGTGTTGACATTACGCTTGGTGTAGCAGCCGATGACACAGTTAGTCCTTACAGCACGATTGCTACGGATTTGGATAGTGTTGCCAGCGATGATCACATTGGCGATGTACTTGTATTTACTGAAGCTGGAGATCCCATTGACGGGTGTAGTGCTAGGATTTTTTCTCACGGAACAGGAGCTGCAGTAACTTTCACTGTTTTTGATATTAGAGATAGTGATGGAAACTTCTTAGGTAACAAATTTCCAGTAACAATTGGCAATGACAGTGCCGTGACTACTTCTGCTTCTACTACTGCAGAGCTTCGAACAGGTCTTTTGGACAAGTACATCACTGCCATGATGGGAGAGGACTTCCCAACTTCTGGGGCTGGTAAAGCAAAAGTTGCCGGGGGTTGTGCTTTTGGTATGCAAGAAAATTCAAATGCGCCAGATGCAACTAATCTATTTGCAAGTGCCATATTTGACTTTTTGCACCGATATGATCCTGCATCAGCCACCGTTACAGACATGCCAAATTACAAGCATGAGCTTTCTTCTCTTGGGCATGTATTTTTGGATAGAACCACTCAAGGTGTTCAACTCCGATTAGCCGCTAACGCTGCTGCTGGTGATACGACTCTTACTGTGGAAATGGATAATGCTGTAGGTGATATTCCGTTTCCACTGTCCGGCACAGTTCGTATTTGGAGAAATAGTGGTATTAACCAAACAACCGTTGGTGGTGGAATATTCTTCAGCACAGACATTGCGTACACTAGAACAAAAAAGAGTAACGTTTTAACTCTTGCTAGTGGAACTGTCGGGGACACCGATGCTGCTCCGGTTGCTGCAAGTTTTGCTGCTGGTTACGAGATGGGAGAAATTGTTGAGCTTATCCCGACTGGCGGTGGTGCTAAGATGCCAGGACGCGCTGCTGATATCGACGCTAAAACAATGCTTGCATTGATGGAAGCCGCTCGATTGGTTGCTGTACAGCATACAGTTCCTGCGATAGTTCCTTAATTTAACTAAAGGTCGAGGGTTATTTTCCTCCTAGAGTGCCCTGTAGCAAATTCAGTTCTCACGAATCTACTTCAGGCACTCAACCTTGACCATTTACCTTTCTAATGACAAAATTAATTTACTTTTTACCTCTATAGGAGTGTGCCGTGGCTAAAGAAATTTTTACTGGGGCGAGAGCCAAATTTTTTATTGATGGTGTTCCAATCGGATACTGTGCTGGAGTGAATGGCGAAGAAGCTATTGACTATGAGCCAGTACAGACTTTGGACTTCCTTCAAGTTCGTGAACATGTACCTGTTTCTTATCGTGCTTCGATGAGTGCAGCTTTCTTCCGTCTTATCGGTTCTTCATTGAAAGAGTACGCCGGTAAAGAAGAAGATGCGGGTAACCTTGAAATATTCCCGAAGTTTAATAATATTCTGACATCGGGTGCCATGACTGCTGCTATTGTAGAGAACAAGAGTGCAGATGGTCCAAGAGTTATCGCTCAGTTTCAGGACGTAAGAGCAGCGAGTAAGACATTCGACGTTTCGTCTCGTGGTATCGTGACTGAAAACTGTTCGTTTGTTGCGATCAACATGTTTGATGAGTCTGAGATCGATATTTAAAAATAGTTTATATTTGGGAGTTATATATTATGAATGCGCTTACAAAAACCTTTTATATCGACGTGACATCAGAAATGGATGAGCGTCGTTATAGCGGAACATTTACCACCAAAAAGCTTACAATGGGCGATCTCTCTATGATGGGGATGCGTAAGGCTCAAATGTCAGCAGGATTTAGTCACAACCCCGCTAGTGGAAGTGGTGTTGATATGGCTACGAACCTGATTAATGAGATGATTGTTCATTGTGAGGTTGCTTTGGTTCAGAGTCCAGATTGGTTTGATCCAAGAAATCTTATCGATATGGACGTGCTTCGGTCTGTTTACGAGGAGGTAGCTTCGTTTGAGGCTACGTTTCTCGATAGAAAACGATCTGCTCAAGGGCAAGCCGTTAATAGAGGCAGCGCAGATCCAAGCAGCGATGAACCTCAAGGGCAAGGGGGAGCCTCTGGCTCCAATCAGGATTTGGTGGACAAAAAAGTACCAAAAGTCTCCCAACTCTGATGAGTTTAGACGATATACGCTTTTTGAACTCATGACCGAGTTCTATGAAGACGTATACACTCATCGGCCAGACGATATGCCTTACCTTGACTTGCCAGAGACTGTTGCTGGCGATGATATGGTTAACAAGTGGGAGCGTGAGATCTCCGAAGGTGTTGACCCGGATATTCTTGAAGATCTGCCACCAGAGGTAGGGGAGAAACTCAAGAAGTGGAGTACTCGAATACACGAGTTAAAACAGGGGTCTGGTAGCTTTGTAGATGATCAAGATTTGAAGGATTTGTTAGAAGCATCTGATGATGCAGGTGGTTATAAGGAGACGTTCTGATGGCAGATCAAACAATGAGTGATCAAATCACGGAACTCACCTCGAACTTTGACGCTCTTGTAGATAAGACAGGATCCGCGCAGAAGGTTGTAGATAACCTAAAACAATCCATATCTGGACTGGGAGTAACAGGGCCTGCAAGTGTCGATAGAATTACGGCATCCTTCGACAGACTTCTAAACAAGGTTGACCAATACCACAGAGCTTTAGGTCGTGTAACAAGCGCCTCAACCCTAAACAACGCTGCTAACATTAGCATGTCACACTCTATCCTCACTGGCGGTGGAGGTGGTGGCGGTGCTGGAGTGTTTTTCCCACCAGGTGGTGGTGGAGGTGGGGGTGGAGGTGTGCCGGGTGGAGGTGCTCCAGACTTAACTCCATTGCCGTACCCTAAAGGCTTACTTAATACAATAACTGGTTTTACTGGTGGCAGACCTACTGCTGCAGGGATGGCAGGAGCATTTGGTTCTATAGCTAGTTATGCTGGAAGAGCAGCTTTTGGTTTTGGTAAAGGGTATGTACAACAAGCACTTGGAAGCAGACCTTCGTTTGAGGCACAGACAAGGTTCTTAGAGGCTGAAAGTCTTAAAGGTGGTATAGGAACCCTTGGACAAGGCACTATACACGGGTATGACGCCATGCAAACAGCCGCCCAAAGGTTGGCTGTGGCTCAGGCTGTCGGCGGACAATCAGAGAACCCTGGAGGGATTGGTATAGAGCAATCCTTCCAAGCTATGGGAAATGTGCTTAGGCAAGACCCAGGAAGGTTAATATCCGCTGCAGGAACGTTTAGGGCTGGTGGTCTTAATCAAGATCAAAGCATCCAGACACTGCAACGCATACACAATACGCTGACTCAAATTGAGGGTTTGAACCAAGGTTCACCTTCATATATGCGTCGGTCTGCATTATTACTCAACAATCTTGTGTCTCTGTCTCAACAGCAGCTTGCGGTCAGCGGTAGAATTACGCAAGAACAAGTTCAAGGAATGAGTGCCGCATTAGGTGCGGTTGAGTCTGCTGGCTTTGACCCTGCTGTGTCTGGTCAGTTTGTTGGTAACATTACTAATGCGATGCGAGGCAATGCAGGTGGTGGCCCTGCTGGGGAAGCATTTATACAAAGAGTTTTAGGTCTTCATGGCAGCAGTTTAGAGGCTATGCAAGATGAGGCTCGTCGCAGAGGCATTAACCCTGAACTGTTTAAAGAACGTAGTGTTTTTGAAATGCAGCAGTTTAGAGAGACCGCTAGTGAAGCAACCCTTCAACAAATGATGATGGTCGGCTCTGCGGTTGAGCTTGGTGGTGGTGGTAAACAGTTTGAATCGTACATGTTGCAAGAACTGACAAGAAATCCCATGACTGTCAATAAAGCTTTAATTGACCTTTATAACCAGGGTGGATTTAGCGATGCTGCAATGGCAGCTAGAGGAGGGGCTGGAGTAGCGGGGGCAGAGGGTTTATCTGCAGCCGTTGGCAGAGGAGCTACAGCCTCAGGATTCACTGCAACTGGAATGGAGATGGTCCAAGATAACATTAGATTTTCGAATCAAATGTTAGAGTTTGGCGGTAGTGATGCGATGGTGACCATCAACAAAACTTTAAGAACCTTTCAAACCGAGATGGGAAAACTCACTAGTGACGCTGTTATACCAAGCATTCGTGAAATGAAAAAGTTTGCAGAATTTGCGGGTAAAGCCTCTGATTCACTCGCTGACGTTATCACCAAAGCAGATGAACTGGTAAGTAAGTTTTTTCTTACAAATGGTAATGGTTCACCTTCACCCCCAGCGGAGCCTGTAGAATAGATGCCAGCTAATTCCGCCAGTAATAGGGCCAAAGAGGCCAGCAGAACCACTGCTACTGTCCTTGTCGATACACACGATAGAGGTCAGAAATACGGTGGTCAGCGGCTTAATATATCTGAGTACGTAACGCAGGTATCAATTGATTCTCATGTATTAGGTGGAGGCGCTGCTAACGTTGTTCTCCCGGCAGTAGATCACTTCGAAGACATCATAGCCGCTGGCGATCTGATAAACATCTATCTGGACACCCACCGAGAAAACGAAAACATATACAATCGCGGTAATGTCAGAGTGTTTTTTGGTTATGTAGATAGTGTGTCAAAGAACACCACAGTATCGGGCAATGGCGCTAAGGTGACGATGTACACCATCATGTGCCAGGATTTTGGTAAAGCAGCGCGACAGACTGAAATATACAATAACCATCATCTTACAAGTCAAAATACTGGTGGTAAACCTGATGTCATCCGTGAAGAACTTAAGCACAATATCGCAGGCTTAACACTTCACTCAAAAGGTATTGCTTATGGCGGTAGCCCTTTGAAGGTTGTCTTGCGTAACTTAATGAGAGCTTTAGGGATGGGTGGTCAATGGATTTTGCCGCTGAACTACCATGAGGGATTGCCGGGGTCTACACATCATGTAGCTCTTATACCTGACGCTAAAGAAAACACTTTATTTGATAGGTTAAAAGAGTTTTTTAATACCACCGAATTTGATTTTAGTGATGCTCAAAGCATTTCTGACTCCTTAGCAGATTTTTTAATCGCAGATTCAATTGATAAAGGTGCAGAAGTATCTCCAAATCAAGTTTTGGACGCAAACGCTGTCGCTATTTTAGAAGAGTTAGTACAAAGCGGTAATGAGTTCACTCCAGATGAGTTCTTTAAGTCTTTAGAAATTTTAAAAGAACAATCAGGTATCGATGGTCTTAACTCAGAGATTAAATTTAAAGCAAGAATCAATGAGATAAACTCAAATGCGATTAGCCCATCCCATAGACCGTATGTCAGCAATACATTTTTTAAAATAGGCCCTGCTATTGGTGACGATACCGCTCTTGATTCTCGTAAGTTTGGCAGTATAAACACCGGTATAAGGTCTGTTCTTGAAGAGATTCTTGGGGAAGTTGCTACAGAATCAACCAGCGTCACGGGTAAATTTTCTTTGTATCCAGATGTTAGCCATTACGCAGATCCTGTCAGCGACTTTAACAATCGAGATGCTGTCAGAAAAGCAAGTACCATATTCAACATTTTGTCTTTGGATTATCTTGAACAAGTAGACGGTAATTGGAACAACTGGGCATGGTTGAATTATCAAGGAAATCTTTATGGCGCTTTATACGACGGTGCTAATCATTTAATTAACGAGTTAATATTTGACTTAAGACCCGTTGCTACGTTTGATAATTCCTTTAAAAAAGACGGTCTTGGGGTTAAATTAAACGGTGCTCTTGCAATGGTTCCTGCGATTACTCTTCGTGAAAAACCATTTACGAATTACCCACCTCCAACAAAAGTCATCTTAAATGAAAAAGAGACTGGGTCAGTTCAGGTTGGTGCTTTGCAGGTAAGTAAAAATAATAATCTGCTTTCTCAAAACGACACACCTGTACAACCTATACTAAAGAACACAAGTAGTATCTTTGGTAGTAATCCCATTAAGTCTCAATTAGAAGATCAACTTTATGTAGCTTCTTTAGCAGGAAGTGGTGGAGAGGTATCTATTGATGAGAGCTTTATAGATACAACAGAAAAAGTTCTATTAAGTGACAAGAAAGTAAGCAGCCTCATAGGAAACTTAGAGAAATTAGAAGTGCCTGTTGGTGGGTTCTATAAGCCCGGATTGCATGAGAAAGCTAAACAAATAGCAAGTATTGACTCAGACGGGGAATTAGACCTTACAACTTATTTTGGTATCGATGAAGACGACTCTAAATCAAACTCCATAGAACAACTAAATCAATCGCTAGATAACGATAAACTTAAGAACCTAGATCCTGACAAAAAGAAAGCCCTTGAAGACATAGCAGCCATTTTGGATGGACTAACTTCAGAAGAGAAATCATACCTTTTTGCCATATTAGGAAACAGCGGTTCGGTAAAAGATACGCTATACAGCGAAAAACTTGGTGGCGAAATAACTGCTAAAAAGTTTAACACTATTTTATCTCTACCAAGACCTGTGTTTCGCTCTCCAGATGGAACTAGAATAACTAGAGAGCGTAGAATAGCAGCATCTCAATACGTTTTAGGAGTTAGAACACCAACACCTGGTGGGGGCTTTTCGTTTACGTCTTTTTCTACTAACAGTGATGAAAACTCAGTTAATACGTCGGCGTTCTCTTCGTCATACGGAGAAAAGTTAAAGCAAGACAAAGCTAAATTTTCTCTAGCTGCTCCCGGCTCTGACACAGCAAGCGTTCGATCTGACTTACGTAAGAACAATGCGAGTAGGTGGCACTGCCTTGATTTTATGTCTGTGTACCCCACTGACGTGTTCCAAGAAACGCATTACAGAGGGGATAGCGGAGTTGTAAACATATTAGAGCTTACAGCAAGTTTAGGTGTCCGTGGTCAAGAGGCCGTAAGATTTGCTTTGAGAGATGTAATTCCAATCATAACACCAGTGAATATCCATAGATTTGGTGTGCGAGTACAAGCAGTTCAGACAAAGTTCTTACAACTTCTGAATCTTACTGGCGGTGCCTCAGGTGATAGAAGCGGTAAGCAATATGACTGGGATGTTGGTCTTTTGATGCGATGGAACATCCTTGTAGATATGTGGAATCAGCATAATCACGAGTACATATCAGCGAATATGGCTATGCGAGGCATGCCTGGTTTGCGACCTGGATATAGGATAGACAGACCAGATCTAAACTTATCTTTTTATGTAGAGCAGGTATCGCATTCTTGGACGTACCCAGGATACATGACCACTAGCGTAGCTGTTACAAGAGGACAACCTACAAAAGGGTATAAAGTTGAAGGTAACGACTGGGGTCTTCCAGAAGTTTTTGCGTCTGACGTTAAGAAAACACCAAGAATATTACCTTATTACCCACCAGAGCCAAGTGTAAACTCAAATTCACAACAACGGCAAAAACTGGGGCAGGTGTTTCAAGTGGGTGAAACTGAAAAAGGGAAGGTAAGACCTTCACCAGGTACATATACAGGACAATATCTTAGAACAAAGGTAAAGGGTCGAGATGCTATTAAAAAGTGGCTTGAGAAGTCTTTTCCTGACTTCAAAGACTTAAAGAAGTTTTAGAGGATACCATGGTTAAATACTATAACCCAAAAGGGTTTGTAAAACGCGGAACAAGAGAGCCTCTGAGCTATTCGGACAAGAATGTCGATCTTCCGGTAGCAGAAAAAAACCACAACATAAATTGGCCTGTTCTAGGTATTATCGTAGACGTTAAATTTGCAGACTCTGAGAGAAACAGATCAAGACAAGCTCTTGCTAGTCGTGATGAGGAACTCAACAGAACCTTATCTGCTGAAGGTTTGATTAAGAGTCTATCAAGTGGTTCTAGGACAAAAGGTACACAAATTGAGTGCGACGTTAGGGTCGTAGACGGCTTATCAAGAGGTAATGCTGACCAACCTATCTTGCTTGGGGTTCCTATCTGCAACACGTTTGGCGGTGTTGAAGATTATGGAATGGTTATCCCAAGAGCCAGAAGAAATACTACGAATACAGGTGAGACAGGTAAAGGTGATGGGGATTACTGTTTGGTGCAGTTTATTGGTGGTAGATATGGGTCACCTATCATTACGCACATATTTCCCCATCCACTAAATAGTCACGATCCGCAACGTGTAATTGACGGAAAGTCTGCGTATTTTAAGTATAACGGCGTTCAGCTTTTTATCGATAGCAAAGGTAATCTTACTTTAGACGCTCGTGATGCTAACCAAGCTGTTTCTGTGGACCCCAATTCAGGTGTTGTTAACAGGAGAGCCACACTCGGCACAGAAGGCAAGATTACTGTAGCTACGAAAAATGATGTTATGATAGCTGCAGGAACACCAGGTATGCCTGGACAAGAAGCTGCACTACCTAATGGCAAAGCCACGGTCACTGCTTCAAAGTCAGTAAATATTCACTCCACTAAAGACAATGTAAATGTCCAAGAGACATATGGAAACATGAGAAGGGCTGCTAGGCAGTACGACTCTGTTGTAGTAGACGGTGGTGAGTTGTTTGAGCATCTTTTGGCATTAAGAACAACTCATTTGTTTCTGTATAAGAATCTACAAACAGTAGCAGATAACTTTGAAGCAGCTACTTCGGGCATAGACGACTTACTTAGTGCTGTTGGGAGTATTACTGAGGCAGTTGAAAAGGTTACTGACGCAGTTGATAAGTTAGCCCCTGATGGATTTAGCGTTCCATCTATCCCTTCTGTACCAGCACCAGATCCTACGGCTAGAGGAAAGTGCTCAATGGCCCTATCTATGATGGCTGCTGTATTAGAGCAATTTCACACACGAGAGGTTCCATCATCTGGAACAGGTAGAATAACTGGCGGTAGTGGAGTTTGTTTTATAGGTAATGGTAAAAAGACATTTCCTTTTGATGACGTAGATAATTTGGCAGAGTTGCAAGCTGAGTGTTTAGCAGAAGCTGCTGCAAACGCTGCTGCTAACATAGTTGCAACTAACGCTAACTTTGCAGTCGCTCAGTCTTTAATAGATTACAGAGACAAATTTGAAGACTTAATATTAACGCAAGACCCAGTCACTCAATCTCAGCTTAGATTTGCGTATAACACTCTAGTTGGTTTAACTGCTCAAGGCGCAGAATACGCAGATCTTGCTACTGGTGTTTTATCTGGAGACATGGGTTCTATACTTGAGTTAGCAGACTTGGTTGGGGTAACTGATGCGGTATCTTCTGCGTCTTCAGATGTGGCAGATTTTGTATCAAAAGTAGCAGGTCTATCGGACTCAGATGAAGCTGATGAAAAAGCTGGGTCTTTTGGTGATCTTTATTCTAAATATTTAGAGTGTCTTAATGATAAGGTGAACGAGGATTAATAGCAGGTAGGTCATGGTAAGTACAAAGATTGGCGGTTTAATAGACGGCGTATCAGACTTCAACGATAACTTCGATATACCATTCGAGGGTCTTGGAGGCGCTAGTTTATGGAATCCTTTAGGGATTGAAGAGTCGTATCTGTACGAGCAGCGATCTGCTACCAGAATATTTGATGATCACCAAGACATAGCAGTAAAGAACGTTGGTGGCGCTGAACTACCGTCGTTTAACGAAAATGAAAACTTATACGGGTTTAGTATATTCCAATATAAAACAGGTTTTGGAACTGGTTGGAATGTTGCCAATCCTGACAGCCTTTTAGGGTTTGACTTAACCAATTCATTGACTGGGGGAGACCAAGTAGCCAACGTCAGTAGCTACTTCTTTAATCTTAACCCTAGCGCAATGAGTGTCTCTGAGCCTTTTGCCACTCAAATAGTTCCTACCCAAGGGTCAGGCGTGTACATGGAGTCCCAGGGTGTTGTACTTCGCTCTCTGTCCATAAGTGGTACCACTGGGTACAGACCCTCTATTCAAAAAGTACGGAACGCCGACAGAGATCGAGTCATTCCTCACCTGACTAATGAAGCTACAGGATATCTAAACTTTCTAAAACTCAGAAACGTTTTTAGAAACTATAGTGATCTAAAGAAGAATCCGAGACAGGCGTACAAGTTCTACATGATCTGGTACAACGGAAAGGAACAAGAGGCTTGGTTCTTTGAACCTACAGACTTTTCTTTAAATAGGGATTCGTCGTCTCCGTTCACTTACAAGTACAATATTAGCGGTACTCTTGTACAAAAAGTGTATTTTTCATCCATAGTAGCCAGATTAGATAAAAGATTTGAAGGTATGCACTACTACCTAGACTCTCTTAGAAAAGCGGAGTCTGTACTTACCGGTGGGATACTTGGTTCTTTAACAGGTCAATTAGGTATTGGTAATTTAAATGACTGGAAAAATCTTATTAACGAATTTAATGAGACACTCAACAATGCCATCAATCAAGTTCATGGGTATGTTGGTGCTGTATCGACTATAACAGCAATACCCGCTTTAATTCTTACGGGCATAATAAGTACATGCCAAACCTTTATGAGGACAGGTAAAAACGCTTTAGACGAGTATAAAGCTATAAAAACTGGAAATTTAAATGTTTTAAATACCCCTGAGTTTGATGAGTATTGGGAAGAAAAAGTAAATAACTTCGAAAACTTCATAGTTAATACTATGCAAGATAGTTTAGAAGCTTTGAATTTATTGAAAGAACAAGCTGGAGACTTGAACACTTCAGCTAATTACTCAAAGAAAAACAGTGCTCTTAGACCAAGTTCATTTACAGGTAACATGTCTGCTAGTGGGGCTTTGCCTAACGATATGAACTGGTCTCAAATTCGCATCCCTTCAGATGTATTAAATTTAGACTTTTATGAATTTTTAAGCTCCAATGCAGTACCAATTGCTTTAGCAGATGTTGTTGCTGAGTTTAACGGATTAACATACCCGTACATATCAAATCAGCCAACAAGTAAACAAAGTCTTTCCAGCGTAAAAGTACCGGGTGATTTTATATTCTTGCCTATTGAGGCAAAACCATTTCCTCCAAATCTAAATACAAAACTCCCGTATGATCTTCAGCCTGGAGCAGATTTACATCAAGAAACTCTTGGTAGAGACATCAAACTTATTAAGACAACTCCTGCATCAGGAGCGCCCCAATTCAATATAGGCATAAGTCCAAGTGGAGATTTAGACTTAGTTTCTGGCTCAAAAAACATGGAACAAGCGATTGACTTAAAGATGAATACTCATCGGGGGGAGTTACCGTTACATAAAGGTTATGGTTTTGTTCCAATGGTAGGCGTAAAGGGTACCAGAAATTTGAATTTTAATTTATATTTATCTTTGAATGATACTATGTTAAGCGATGCTAGAATCGAAGATCTTAGTAACGTAAGAATATCTACCAAAGGCGACGAAACTGCAGTATCGTTTAGAGCAAATATCATAGGCCAGGTACCTTATGTGCCTGTGACGTTTACCACGAAAGGTTGATAAATGGCGTTATTTAAATCCAGAACAATTCAAGAAATTTTAAATGATGCTGTCAACTATGTTCACTACAACACCCAGTTGACGGACTTTAACGTTGGTAGTGTTATTCGAACACTTCTTGAAGCAATGTCCATTGAGGATTCTGAGCAATACACTCAGATGGAAAACATCCTACGCTCTTTCTTTTTAGATGGCACCTCAGGGTCTCTTCTTGACGACCGCGCTGCACAATTTGATGTTGCGAGAAAAAGTGCTCAGCCTTCAACAGGTTTTGTTAGATTCTTAGATACTGAGCTACGCAGAACATTTCTTCTTAATAGTACAGAAGTTGGAGATACAACGATTCATGTCCAAGATGCATCGGTGTTTCCTACCTCAAACTTCACAGTTCGACTTGGAGAAGGTACAGCAAGCGTAGAAACGGTCAATATTGCCTCTGTAAACACTAATACTAATGTTTTGACTCTTGGTACCGCAGTAATTGACGGGAACACTGTTCAAGATACTGTTAAGAAAGAACATACTGCAGCAGGAGTGGCGGTTGATGAAATTGATAATCTGGGCAGTCTTGTATCTCTTGTTACTGGGGAGTCTGATAGGGTCATACCTGCTGGTATCCTTCTTAGATCTAAGCCTACTAACAGTATCGCGGGTGTTGAAGCTCTAACCAAAGGTGTAGGGACCCATACAAACGGTAATTTCGCTAGTTCTTTGGTACCTATAGTAACTACTACCTTAGGGACTAAGAGTGTTCTTTCGGTAAAAGCTTTGAACTCTATTATCGGATCGCCTCCTTTTAATGGAGCAGAGGTCGTAAACCTAGATATTATCGGTGGTGGTTCTGATCTTGAAAGTGACGGGGAATTCAGACAACGAATTAGAGATCATATCTCTAGTCTTGGTAAGGGCACTGTTGTTGCTCTTACATCAGCCTTACTCCAAGTTAGAAACACATCTACGTCACAAGCCGTTCAAAGAGCAGCCATTATAGAGGACTTTGAAAGCATAGACTTTGATGCAGATCAGACACAAGACTTCAAAGACGCTACTGTTCTTGCTTTCATAAATGATGGTAGTTCTAACTTTTTTGGTGATGAGTTAAATTTTGCTGGGGACACCTTAAAAGTTTCTACCGCTGATTCTGGAAGTGATAACCTAAAGTTATTTGATGTTGGAGGGTTTCCTGCAGCGTCTAAGTCGTCTCGGCAGTTTATTGTCGTGTACACAGCAGATGCTGATGCTTTTATTACTAGCTATAGTAATGTTGATTCTGCAGATCAGTCTTTACAGGACTTGGAGCCAGTATTAACACAGACCTACCCAATAAATACTATCGTATACAACTTAGAGGCGATTACAGAAAATAGCATTAAGAATAGAAAGTATTACACTCTAAGCAAAACGCCTCTTACAGAGGATGCTCTTGATCTATACACAGCGCCAGGTATCGCTCTAAACAAAACATTCCCGACTCTTGGTAATGCTAAATTGCTTGTAGAAAACACTGACTACCTATTGAATAAGGGAACAGGTCAAATTGAGTTTTTGCAGGGTAAAATTCCAGAGGAAGGCACTGCGATATTTGCAAGGTACACAGTATTCACTGGCTTGGTAAAGACCGCACAATCTACCCTAGACGGAAACCTGGATGACGTAGCTAATTTCCCAGGCGTTAGATCTGCAGGGGTAAAGGTTTTGGTTCGACCGGCACTTAACGCCGACATAAGCGTTTCGATGGATTTATCTATTGACTCGGAAATAACTAATTTTGAAACAGCGTCCTTCCTTGTAGGTCAGTTCGTTACGTCCTACATTAATAACTTAGGCATCGGGCAGGCAGTAATCTTAGCAGAGATTATTGAACGTGCCATGAGCGTAGAAGGCGTTACGAACGTTAAAATATTATCACCGGAAGGTGATATACCGATTAACTACAATCAGGTACCTGTAGTTAATCAGTTGTCATTTATATAGAGGAAACGATGACCATTTTTATTGCTATATCATCGGGTGGTTCTTACCCTGCTTCAACAGGAAGTAATGTTAATATTGAGTTTGACGGTAGTACTCCTATTGTTCTATCCGCTCACACACAAGAGTCTAACCCTGGTGACGGGAACCTAGTTGATGCTGCAAACTGTACGTGGACTGTTTTAGACGTTCCTGAGGGTAGTACTTTTAATTCTGCTTGGTTTGATGGCGCTGGTGGAGATCTAGTTGATGTAAATAAATTACCATCAAGCGGTACTTTTATACCTGATAAAGAAGGTACTTGGTTTTTTAGATGTACAAATGACTCTGCTTCCACTGTAGATGAAGTGGTTGTCGGTGTACGACACCAAAGAACTCACATTCGTGTACCTGCTGCGGGTGAAACAACAGAAGCTAATGACACTCGTGGTTGGGCAGAAGATCGAAACAATGACCTAGACTTGTTTGACGACCTGACTACCAGTGGAGGTATTCAGCTTTGTCGGTTTGAACATACATCATCGGTATCCGCAGGTACTTTGGTTGAGTTTATGGGGTCTGCTCATGACATCAACCCAACCTCTGGTAGCACTGAGTTTGTTCCCACAGTTCGACCTGCGTCTAATACAAACCCAGGTGTTGGTAAATTCTTAGGTGTTATCAAAGGAAAGAAAGACGGAACCACTACAAGCATCGCAAATGGTTCATTAGTGTGGGTTTCTCGATCTGGTATGGTTGAAGGTGCCTCTGGAGCCTTAGACTTGTCTGCGGCAAGTGGTTGGGCACCCGGAGACAATATCTATGTCGGCGCTACTGCTGGAGCGCCAGCTAAATCTACTGAAGTAGATACAGCTACGGCCACGCTTGCTGGTTTTGTTATTAGGGCTGAAAACCCTGGGGCGATGGTTGTATCCCCAGCACACTTCAATAACATCATTACTCAAAAGTCGAACAGTACAGACAGAGATCAACAGTTTGTTGAGGTAGAATTATTTGAAGCCCCTGTGTCTGCACATAATGCGTTTAATGTAGCTACTGACAGTAGTAGTGCTAATTTTGGATTTGTTCCTTTTGGGGGATCTTCAAACGCGCCTTTAGACTTTCCGGGCTTCCGTTTTAGAAAAAGTGCAGACGCAACTGGAGATAAGTTATTAACTAGTTTTGCCTTAGATGATAGATGTATTAGAGAGGGGACATCAGGAGGCACTGTTTCCAACTTTATGGAACAACCTCTTGTTGTAGAAGTTCACGGGTATTGTGAAGACAATCAAGCTTCTAGCACAACCACACCTACTTTTGATGGTACTTTAGTATTTAATTTTAAAGATTTAATAGCAATCTCAATTGATCCAGATAACGCTGATGCGTTCAAATCAACAATTGAGTATAAATTTACAATAAACGATGCCAATACAAAGTTTGGCAATGTAAACGATGGAAAACGATCTTTTAAATTTAAAGATGGATTAACAGTAACGCCTAACGCTTATGGGCAAGCGCATATACCACAGCCTTTAGATACCGCAGCCGGTTTTGCCCTTAGTGAATACGGTTCCCCGTACACAGGTATTTTTAGTAATAACTCTGTAAACAGCCTACTTCTTGGAGGTGCGTATTCAACTGCTGATGCAACTTTCGAATCTCCTCCAGTTTCTGTGGATGTTAATTTAGATAGATCTGACACGCAGGCATACCATGTCATAGTAGAAAAAATTGTTCTAAAAGCATTGTACCCAGTAAAATCTAGAGCAAAAAGACTTTCGTTTTACGAAAAGCAAATACCTGCCGCTGCTTTAGTTGATACCTCTCGAACTTTCAATAGGGAGACGAATGATGGAGTGTTAGATTACTCCGCGTCTACATTAGCAGGACTGCATGTTGCAAATGTTTTAGTCTCAGATAACGCTGGTAATGACCTTGATGACTTAAATGCAGTAACTGTATCTGCAAATCTCCGAGGAGAAACTGCGGGTACTTTTTGTGGATTTTTACCTTTTGATTCCCGAATAAGAAAACTTCTTACGGATTCGAATTACAGTAGTCAATCAAGAGACCTTAGATTTCGAGTTGTAAGTAAGTATAAGAGTA